ATTAAGACGATGTGATGAACGCGCTGTTTGCAGGACAAGCCAAGCTTTTTCTTCTTAGCTTGTCGTGATCTTTTTATGTGTTGGCAATCTCCGACTCAGTCGGCTTTGGCATGGTTGCACCCACTTCGACGCCCGCTTTAAAAGCTGCTTCCAGGGCATCCCGTACCGCCCAGACTGCGACGTCATGGAAGTCAAGGCTGTCTGCGTTGCGCGTTTCCAGCGTCTCGATAAAGAGGTGTTTTTGGGCAATCAGGGTAAAAATCTGGTCGATGGTGCTTTTCATTTCTAACTCCGTTTGGTTGGTTGCGATGCTTGTAGTAAGACGCTGTGTGCTTCAGAAGCCAAGTCAGTTCGCATCTTTTTTTTCAATCTTTTTTAACTTTGATTGGCTTCAAACCAACACCCCACCAGAGATGCAAATTTGCATCTCTGCCTGACGCATCACTTTTGAAATGAAAAGAACACAACACACCCATGGGACTATCGATTCGCGCCTATGCCCGCCATCGCGGGGTCACCGACACCGCCGTCCACAAGGCCATCCGTAGCGGGCGCATTGAAGCGCTCGCTGACGGCACGATTGATCCGGATCAGGCCGACGCACAGTGGGCGCGCAACACCAGCTCGCCCAAGACCGGCACGCAACGACCCGCCGTCAAGGTCAAAGTGCCGGAGGTCGATGGCGAGGGTGGTGGTGACAGAGTTGGTGCGGGCGCTGCAACCAACACTGGTTCTGGCGGTGGTGGAGGTGTGGGCGGTGCCGGTGGCACCTCGCTGCTGCAAGCCCGAACCGTCAACGAGGTGGTCAAGGCGCAGACCAACAAGGTGCGTCTGGCCAGACTCAAAGGCGAACTCATTGATCGGCCGCAGGCCATCGCCCATGTGTTCAAGCTGGCGCGAAGCGAACGTGATGCGTGGCTGAACTGGCCCGCCCGGGTTTCTGCACAGATGGCCGCCAAATTGGAATTGGATGCGCACACCATGCACGTGGCGCTGGAGAACGCGGTGCGTGAGCACTTGCAGGAATTGGGCAATTTACAGGCAAGCGTTGACTGATGAGCACTCAAATCGATACCGATCATTACGATGGCGCAACAGAGATTGAGCGAGCCTGGCGCGACGGTCTGACCCCAGACCCACTGCTGTCGGTGTCAGAGTGGTCAGATCAGCACCGTATGCTCTCCAGCAAGGCATCAGCAGAGCCCGGACGCTGGCGCACCAGCCGCACGCCGTACCTGAAGGAAATCATGGATTGCCTCTCACCCAACTCGCCAGTGGAGCGGGTGGTGTTCATGAAGGCGGCACAGGTCGGCGCGACTGAATGTGGGTCCTGCTGGATAGGCTATGTGATCCACCATGCGCCCGGGCCGATGATGGCAGTCTGGCCAACGGTGGACATGGCCAAGCGAAATTCCAAGCAGCGCATTGACCCCTTGATCGAGGAGTCGGCCGCCCTGCGTGAATTGATATCACCAGCCCGGTCACGGGATTCCGGCAACACTATCCTGGCCAAAGAGTTCCGGGGTGGCGTGCTGGTGATGACTGGAGCCAACAGCGCGGTGGGTTTGCGCTCCATGCCGGTGCGCTATTTGTTCCTGGACGAGGTCGACGGTTATCCGCTGGACGTGGAAGGCGAAGGTGATGCGATTTCCCTGGCCGAAGCACGCACGCGCACCTTCACACGGCGCAAGATATTTATCGTGTCGACCCCGACCATCTCGGGTGTTTCGGCCATTGAGCGTGAATATGAGGCATCCGATCAGCGCCGCTACTTTGTGCCCTGTCCACACTGCGATCACCGCCAGTGGCTGCGCTTTGAGCAACTGCGCTGGGAAAAAGCCAAACCAGAAACTGCAGCCTACCTGTGCGAGTCCTGTGAACAGCCCATTGCTGAACACCACAAGACGCGCATGTTGGAGTTGGGCCAATGGCGCAGCATGATCGATCAAGAGTCTGCAAAGAGCAGCAAAGGTCGCAAGAAGACGGCTGGTTTTCACCTCTCCAGCCTTTACAGCCCGGTCGGCTGGCGTAGCTGGCGCGATGTTGCAGCCGCTTGGGAGAGTGCAGTCAGCAAGGAATCAGGTTCCCCCGCAGCTATTAAGACCTTCAAAAATACCGAATTGGGTGAGACCTGGCTCGAAGAAGGCGAGGCACCGGACTGGCAGCGATTGGTGGAGCGACGCGAAGATTATCGAATCGGCAGCGTTGCCCTGGGTGGCTTGCTGTTGGTGGCCGGTGCGGACGTGCAGAAAGACCGGATTGAAGTGTCGATCTGGGCATTTGGTCGGGGCAAGGAGTCCTGGCTGGTGGAACACCGGGTCATCATGGGCGATACCGCCCGCGACGCTGTGTGGAAACGCTTGTCAGAGTTGCTGGCCGAGCGCTGGACGCACGCCAGTGGTGTGTTGATGCCATTGACCAGGCTGGCGCTGGACACAGGCTTTGCCACCCAGGAGACCTATGCGTTCGCCCGCAGTTGCCACGACCCGCGACTCATGCCGGTCAAAGGAGTGCGCAGCGGTGCGATGGGTGGCGCAGCGTTGATTGGCACGCCTACGGCGGTTGATGTAACCCAGGGTGGCAAGAAGCTGCGCCGAGGCATCAAGCTGTATTCGGTGGCGGTGGGCATGGCCAAGATGGAGCTTTACAACAACCTGCGCAAAGCAGCAGATGTGGGCTCTGACGGCAGTACACCGCTTTACCCGGCCGGATTTGTTCATTTGCCCAAGGTGGACGCCGAATATGTGCAGCAGTTGTGCGCCGAGAGTTTGATCACCCGCCACGACCGAAACGGCTTTGCCCACCGCGAGTGGCAAAAGATGCGCGAGCGCAACGAAGCGCTGGACTGCTATGTGTACGCCCGGGCGGCAGCGTCGAGTGTCGGTCTGGACCGCTTCGAGGAGCGCCACTGGCGCGAGTTAGAAAAACAACTTGGGCTGGCGCGACCGCCCGACCCAGGGATGAATGTCACCCCATCAGATTTGTCCACAGATGCCATTGATGCCAGCCCAACCGAACAAGGTCGCGCTGGCATCAGTGTTTCTGGACAGCCCAAATTCAGTCGCCGCGTGATTCGTAGTCCCTGGCTTAAACGCTAGGGGCTGTGGTCACTTGTTGGCTGTCTAACCCTGGCACTTCGGTGCCATTTTTTATTTCTCTTTCCACTTTTTTGGAGTTTTCCCCATGAGTTTGCAAACACGTCTTGAATCCCTGGTTCTACGCCTTGCCGCCGAGTTCAAGACCATTTACGGTCAGGTCGGCACGCTGTCCAACCTCTCCACCACTGACAAAACCAACCTGGTCAGTTCCATCAACGAGCTGCGCACCCAGATTTCTACGTTGGCTGGCATCACCCTCATTGACGATGTCAACGCCGCAGGCACTGCCACCACGTTCTCGGCATCCAAGATCACCACCTTGTTGGATGCTCTCAAGGCAGATTTGCTGGGCGGCGCTGATGCGGCGTTTGACACGCTCAAGGAGCTTCAAACTGCCATTTTGAGCGACCAGACTGGCATCAATGCGTTGCTCACAGCGGTGAATGCCCGAGTCCGCTTTGATGCGGCGCAGGCCCTCACTGCCGTTGAGCAAGATCAGGCGCGCCAGAACATTGGTGCGGTCTCCGCGCTGGACATTGGCAACTTTGACACCGACTTTGTGGCCGCGTTCGAAGCTGCCCTGGTGGCCTAAGCAGTTCACTCTGACTGATTGACCATGAATCTGGCCCAACACGTCACCGAACTGGCGCAGCGCCTTGCCCTGGAACTCAAGACCCGCATCACCGCCGATCACCCAGGGGTTGCCAAAGCCTGGGTGTGCTTTGGTGTCAGTGGCTCTGGCGAGCAGGCATCGGTGCTTGTTCGGGCTGGGTTCAATGTTCAAAGTGTCACCCGTACCAGCACTGGCCGGTTTCGGGTGACGTTTATCTCGCCGATGAGGGACGCCAACTACTGCTGGCAGGCCTTTGCACGCAATGCAGGTCAACAAAAAACCATGAAGTACGCCGCCGCCCGGGTGCTGGCTGAGGGAAAGACTGCTGACTTTGTCGAAGTCATCTGCGCCACCGCCAGCGGCACCTTGTCTGACACCACCGAGACCAATCTGACCGTCTGGCGCTAAGGCCCGAACAGAAAAACCACCATGTCCTTCTCACAAACCCAACTCGAAGCCCTGCAAACCGCACTCACTCAAGGGGAGCGTCGTGTCTCCTTTGGCGACAAGACGGTCGAATACCGCTCCGTTGACGAACTACGCCAAGCCATTCGTGAGGTCAAACGAGGTCTGTCTGAGCAGGCTGCATCCACTGGCATGTGGCCTGGCGCGCCGCGCCAGATTCGCGTGACCACATCCAAGGGCTTCTGATGGCTTGGAATACATCACGTACGCCAGCGAGCTGGCTCGGAAAAATCCGCAGCCTGTTTGGCCAGATGGGTCAGGGGCCGGTTCATGAGGCAGCAGGCCGTGGCAGACGCGCACAGGCATGGATGCCCGGCAACCCGGGCGCTGTGTCGGCGCTCTTGGCCACCAATTCCGAATTGCGCACCAAAAGCCGCGATCTGGTGCGACGCAACGCCTGGGCGCAATCTGGCATCGAGGCCTTTGTGGCCAATGCGGTCGGCACCGGCATCAAGCCACAAAGTCTGGCCGGTGACGACACGTTCAAGGCTGCAGTGCAGACACTGTGGCGCGACTGGGTGGAGGAAGCCGATGCGGCAGGCCAGACTGACTTTTATGGTTTGCAAGCATTGGCTTGTCGGGCCATGTTGGAGGGCGGTGAGTGCCTGATCCGACTGCGGCCGCGCCGACCTGAAGATGGTCTGAGTGTGCCGCTGCAACTTCAGTTGATCGAGCCAGAACATTTGCCACTGAATCACAACATCGATCTTGATTCAGGAAACGTTGTCCGCTCGGGCATCGAATTTGATGGGGTTGGCAGGCGCGTGGCGTACCACTTGTACCGATCTCACCCAGAGGACGGCAGGCTCGCACCCATGTCCGGCCAGGGTGGCTTGGAGACGGTGCGCATCGATGCCAGTGAAATCATCCACCTGTATAAGGTGCTCCGCCCGGGGCAGATTCGGGGCGAGCCGTGGCTCTCACGCGCGCTGGTCAAGCTCAATGAACTCGACCAGTACGACGATGCGGAACTGGTGCGCAAGAAGACCGCCGCCATGTTCGCAGGCTTTGTCACCCGCCAAAGCGTGGAGGACAACCTGCTGGGCGAAGGTTTGCCGGATGGCAACGGTGTGTCGCTGGCTGGTCTTGAGCCCGGCACCATGCAGATACTGGAGCCCGGAGAAGACATCAAGTTCTCTGACCCGGCCGATGTGGGTGGCTCCTACGGTGAATTCCTGCGCGCCCAGTTTCGGGCAGTGGCAGCGGCCATTGGTATCACTTATGAACAACTGACTGGCGACCTCTCTGGCGTGAACTATTCCAGCATTCGCGCCGGGATGCTTGAGTTCCGCAGGCGATGCGAGATGGTGCAGCACGGCGTGCTGGTTCATCAGATGTGTCGCCCGGTGTGGGCTGCATGGATGAAGCAGGCCGTGCTCAGCGGTGCCTTGACAGCGCCGGGTTTTGCCCGGGGTGGCAACGCCAAGCGCAGGCAATACCTCGCTGCCAAGTGGATTCCGCAGGGCTGGCAGTGGGTTGACCCTGAGAAAGAGTTCAAAGCCATGTTGCTGGCGATTCGCTCGGGGCTGATGAGTCGGTCTGAGGCGATTTCGGCTTTTGGCTATGACGCAGAGGACGTCGACCGGGAAATCGCTGCTGACAACCAGCGCGCCGATGACCTGGGTCTGATTTTTGACTCCGACCCC